CACTTGCTTTTATGGAACCTTTATCGAGAAGTTCAGGTGTTGTTAGAGGCGCGCCGACAGGTATAGCTAATTATTTTAAAAATTACGGAGATCTATCTAACGTAGGTCAAGCTAGACCAGGACTAACTAGTAAAGCATTAAGATTAGGATTAAGTCCAAGAATGATTGCAGGGGCTAGTAGATTTTTAGGATTACCAGGATTAGCTTTAACAACTGGATTAGCAGGTTATAATGCATATAAAAATTATCAAAACGAGGAAGGAATGATTTACGATTTCTTTAATAACAATGAATAGACGAGGATTTTTAAAAGGAGCAGCAGGACTTCTATCGCTTCCAATTGTGGGAAAGATGGCATCATCTGTAAAATCTCCAATGGTTAGAGAAGGCATAGCTAATGTTGCAAATGTTGTTTCAGATGCACCGGTTTATTTTTGGAAACTTGTAGATAAAATTAAAAATTTAGGTAAAGATGTAACTGAAACAGCCGGAACAGCTGACAGACAAACTGTAAAACAATATAAAGATTTTGAGTTAACAGAAGATATAGCAACAGGTGAAATTCAAATTTTTAAAACTAGCCAAAGTGATGACGCAATGGAGTTTGTTGGTGAAAATGCTAACGAAGAAGTTTTTATGAGATATAAACCCAGTGAAAAAATACTTTTAGATGAAGCAAATCCGGCAGGAGGAGTTCGTAAAACAATGCCTGAGTATGAAGAAAATACTTCATATATTTCTAACAACAGAGAAAATACAGGTGAGATTTTAGAAGAAGTATCTGGAGTTCCAGATGATATATTTTTAGAAGTAGGTGAACAAATACCAGAGTTCCTTAGAAAAGGAAAAGCGGACGGTGGTATTATAAATCTTGCAGGCCAAGATAGAGTAGGAAGATGGATGGGCGGTTCTATGTCAGCAGGTAAAAGTACATTAAGAGATATGTTAAGATATTTTTCTAAAGGTAGCAAACATGGCAAGAGTGGTGCAGAAATGTTAAAAATGGTAAATCCTAAACAGATTTTAAAATACTTAGAAAACCCTAATGACTTATTTATGAAAGGATCATCTAAAGAAGGAATTATGGCAACTGATATGGTTAAAGATTATGCTACAAAAGTAGAAGGCGAAAGATCAATGATGATCGGTGAGCTTCTTAACGCTGCAAAAAATATAAGAAAAGGAGATAAGAGTATAAATGAATATAAAGAAAAAATAATAAAAGAAATGATGGATAAAGGTGCGAATAGAGAAATGGCTGAAAATTTAGCAGAAATGGTATCGGGAATGGCACAAAAAGCAGGGGGTAGAACACCTACTCCAAATATTACAGATCAAGGACTTTTAGAATTAGAAAACATTCAAAAAAATTTATTAACTAAAGGAAGATCATTAAATGCCGACGGCGGTAGAATAGAACTTGCAAAAGGAGGAATACCTAGAGCATTACAAGCAGCATTAAAAACTATTAGAAGTAAATTTGGTGATGACTCTATTAAAAATTTAGAACAATCATCTGAGTTAAATGATTATAGGTTTGAGGCCTCACCTGAGTTTAATATAAAAAGACCTGAGTCAGCTATAATAAGAGATAAGATGAAAAACTTTGGTAAGCCTGGTCAATATAATCCGGATGGAAGTATTGATTATGATTACTATGCACAAATATTAAATGATGAAGAAAATATTTTTGTATCTGGTTTAGAATCTATAGAAGAATTAGAAGCAATGAAAAAAGAAAGATTTGATTACTACGATGATATGAGAGGAATGTATGATAGAGGGGAACTAAATAAATATGCACCATCAAAATTAGATAATGTAAATGATAATCAAATTGCAGAAGCTGTTGAAAATATATTTCCTACAGGTGATATTAAACTTGATGCTGAAATGGCAGCCGAGTCTTTAGTAGAACTTAATCCTCAAATTTTTGGAGATATACTTTATGAAGATTTAGATAGTGTTACTCGATCAAAAATATATGGAGCTGTTTTAGAAGTAATATCCGGTAATACCGCTAAGATGATACAACAAAGTAAAAATCTATCTAAACCCACTAATACTTTAGCCTCTATAAAAGCAGGAAAAGGAATTAATATTTCAGACCCTAATATTTTAGATGAATTTACAAATTTTATGAAAGAGTCTGACCCAAAAGGGTATAATGATTTAGAACAAAAAGTAGAATTATCAAACTTTAACCCCAAGGGTAAAAAAGGAAATGCTGATGGTGGTATCATTGGTTTGACAAGCAATCCAAGGTCTGCTAGTAACAAAGCAGGTGTTGAAACATTATTTAAAAGAAGATAGAATATCCCTATGGCTGAAATAGACAAAACATTACCTAATATGAACCCTAATCAATTAGGGGAAGAAATCGATATTGAACAAGTACAAGAATCTGAAATAGTAGATACCGATGCAGGTCCTGTTGAAATAGACATGACTGAAGATGGTGGAGCAGAAGTTTCTTTTGATCCAAATGCTCAAGAAATTCCAGAAGGAATGGGACACTTTGATAACATTGCAGAAGTTTTAGAAGATTCAGTATCAGATTCATTAGCTTCTGAGTTAATGGAAAAATATACAAATTACAAAGAGTCAAGACAAGAATGGGCAGACAGTTACAGAGAAGGATTAAATCTTTTAGGCTTTAAGTACACAAATAGAACAGAACCATTTAAAGGTGCAAGTTCAGTTACCCACCCCGTACTAGCTGAAGCGGTTACACAATTTCAAGCACAAGCTTACAAAGAGTTATTACCAGCAGATGGTCCAGTTAGAACTCAAATCTTAGGTGCATTAAATGTTCCTAAAGAAGAACAGTCTAAACGTGTCAAAGATTTTATGAACTATCAAATTATGGATCAAATGAAAGAGTATGAACCAGAGTTTGATCAAATGTTATTTTACTTACCTCTATCAGGATCTACTTTTAAAAAAGTTTACTATGATGATTTATTACAAAGAGCAGTATCAAAATTTATTCCAGCTGAAGATTTAGTTGTACCTTATTCTGCAACATCATTAGAAGATGCAGAAGCAATTATTCATGTTATTAGAATTTCACAAAACGATTTACGTAAACAACAGGTTAATGGTTTTTATAAAGACATTGATCTTGGTGAGCCGCCTATTCAAGAAGATAAATTAAAACAAAAAGAATTAGAACTTGAAGGTGTATCTGCAAACGGTACAGAAGACATGTACACTATTTTAGAAATGCATGTTAATTTAGATTTAGAAGGTTTTGAAGATGTTGATCCAGAGGATGGAGAACCTACTGGTGTTAGACTTCCATACATAGTAACAATTGATGAAGCAAATAGTAAAATTTTATCTATCAGAAGAAATTTTGATGAACAAGATACTTTAAAAAAGAAAAAAGATTATTTTGTACATTTTAAATTTTTACCTGGTTTAGGTTTTTATGGTTTAGGTTTAATTCACATGATTGGTGGGTTATCACGTACTGCAACAGTTGCTTTAAGACAATTATTAGATGCTGGAACTTTATCTAATTTACCTGCTGGTTTTAAAACTAGAGGGGTTAGAATGAGAGATGATGCCCAACCTTTACAGCCTGGAGAATTTAGAGATGTAGATGTACCGGGTGGAAATATTAAAGATCAGTTTATGACTTTACCTTTTAAAGGACCCGATGCAACTCTACTACAATTATTAAATGTTGTTGTAGGAGCAGGACAAAGATTTGCTTCAATTGCAGATATGCAAGTTGGAGATGGAAATCAAGGTGCCGCTGTTGGTACAACTGTTGCTCTTTTAGAACGTGGCTCAAGAGTGATGTCAGCAATCCACAAAAGACTATATGTGGGTATGAAAAATGAATTTAAATTATTAGCACAAGTGTTTAAAACATACTTACCACCGGTATATCCATATGATGTACCTGGAGCAAGTAGACAAATTAAAGTAGCAGACTTTGATGATAAAATTGACATCTTACCTGTTGCAGATCCTAATATTTTTTCTCAAACACAAAGAATTTCTTTAGCACAAAGTCAATTACAACTAGCGCAATCAAATCCTCAACTACATAATTTATATCAAGCATATAGATCTATGTATGATGCGTTAGGAGTAAAAGACATTAATGCAATTTTACCACCACCGGCACAACCTACACCTATGGATCCAAGTTTAGAGCATATTACAGCTATGTCGGCAAAACCTTTTCAAGCATTTGGTGGACAAGATCATAAAGCGCATATTGATGCCCATTTAAGTTTTATGTCTATCTCTATGATTCAAAATAATCCAATGGCAATGGGTGCAATACAAAAAAATATTTTAGAACACATTTCTTTAATGGCTCAAGAGCAAGTTCAAATAGAATTTGTAGAAGAGTTACAAGAGATGCAACAATTACAACAACAATTACAACCTTTAATGCAAAATCAAGCTGCAATGCAAAACCCACAAGTAATGCAAATGCAACAACGTATGCAACAGATTACAAATCAGATAGAAGCAAGAAAAGCTATTCTAATTGCAGAGCTAACTATGGATTATGCTGAAGAAGAAGACAAAATTAGTAGTGAAGCAGGTGGAGATCCGTTAATTAAATTAAAATCTAGAGAATTAGACATTAAGGCTAAAGCAGATCAAGAGAGAAACTCTTATAATGAGGGTAGATTGAATGTAGATAAGATGAAAGCAATGATGAATGATACTCATCATGATGAAAAACTAAAACAAAACGAAGAATTAGCAGAATTACGTGCGGATACGTCTTTAGAAAAAGCCCAAATGTCTATTGATAGTAAAAAATTCGATTTTGGTAGAAATTTTAAGAAAAACTAAGTATAATAAATTATTAAGGAGATAAATTATGATGAAAAAATCTAAAATGCCTAAAATTGAAAAATGTTTAGGTGTAGGTAAAGACGGTTATCAAACTGGTGGTGTTGTTATTGAATCAACTAACCCTTTTGAAACTCAAACAGTAGATGTTAGAGGAAATAGAAGAATGAGAACTGATAAAAAACCAGTTAAGGCTAAGTGGTATTAACTCATGTGGTTATCGGCAATTAAATTAGCCGTTTCTGCGGGTAGTAAAATATACGCTAATAAGCAGAGAACTAAAATGGCTATGTCAGAAGCACAGTTGATGCATGCATCAAAAATGGCTGCTGGTGAGGAAGCTTACCAAGGAAAATTATTAGAGTCTAGACAATCAGATTGGAAGGACGAATTTATTTTGCTTTTGCTCTCGGTGCCAATCGTAATGTTGGGATGGTCAGTCTGGTCAGACAACCCTATACACATGGAAAAGATGGAATTATTCTTTTTACATTTTGGAAATTTACCGTTATGGTATCAAACAATTTTTGTAGGTGTAATTGCAAGCGTTTATGGACTTAAAGCAACACATCTAATAAAAGGAAAATAATATGAACACTAAAAAAAAATTAAAACCAGTACCCAAAGATAAAAAAAAATCACTAGGAAAATTACCTCCTAAAATTAGAAATAAAATGGGATTTTTGAAAAAGGGAGGCAAAGTATCATAATGGCTAAACCTGGACTCTACGCCAACATTCACGCGAAGCGTAAACGTATCGCTGCAGGCTCAAAAGAAAAAATGAGAAAACCTGGAACTAAAGGCGCACCTACTAAAAAACAATTTAAACAAGCTGCAAAAACAGCAAAGAAAAAATAATGGCTTCCGCAGCTTGGACTAGAAAAGAAGGTAAATCCAAATCCGGTGGGTTGAATGCTAAAGGTAGAGCAAGCTATAAAGGTGGCACACTTAAAGCACCTACTAAATCTAAAACAAGTTCAAGAAGAAAATCTTTCTGCGCGCGTATGGGCGGAATGAAAAAGAAACTAACTTCAGCAAAAACTGCAAGAGATCCAAACTCTAGAATTAATAAATCTCTTCGTAAATGGGACTGTTAAATGAGAGATACTAAAGTTCTTGAAACATTTTTAAAAAACAACTATAAGAAAATTAAAGAAATGAGTTTATTTAGAAGCCTTAAAAAAGAAGTAGAAACAGGTGCAAATGGAACTCAAGACTATATCATTAAAAAGGGTGTAAATAAGGATAAAATAGCAAAAAAATAGGAGAAGAAA